AGGCTCCGGTTGTTGACTTGCGCCCACATGGCCAAGTACATGCTCGCCAGCTCGCCGTAGGGCTCCTCGAACAATCCGCGCTTGCGGCGAATCTTGCGGGCCAGCGGGACCATCTGTTCGCTGACCGACGCCTTGCTGCTGCTCACCGCCGTCCCGAAGGCGAATTCGGGCGTTTCGCTCACGTCCACAATGCACATGAACAGAAATTTCAGTAGCGTCGTAATGCCTGCAAGACCGCTGTCTGCCGTGATGAATTCGATGTCGTCGCCTTCCTGGAGTAAGAAAATCTCCTTGTTGTCGAAGCGGAGCTTGCCGTTTTCGACTTCCTCGCGGCTGAAGTTGTTCTCCAGAAACGCCTCCACGTCCGCCAGCTTGCATTTGACCTTGGGCCGGCTGAACATTTTAGAGCCCTGCACCGCGAACAGCATGACGTCGTGGTAGGCTTTCATGAACGGCTCGATGGGCTCCAGGTCGCTGGAGCCAAAGAGCTGGTGCTCCTCCGCCTCATTCCGGAAGTGCACGATAGGGATAAAGCCCCAGGGATTGGTCCCGTCCGACTGCAATTGCTCGCGGACTTGCTGTGGCGCGCGGCCATCAACCTCCACCGTGCGCGTCGTCTTGGTCAGCCGCTCCGTGACCTTGTACTCGTACAGCGTCCGCCCGTCCCGGTCCGTTACTACCACCGGCGTGCGAATGACAACCTCCAGCCACCCGCCGTTGATGGGGTCCGGGATGGGCGTCACCCATTCCGGTGGGATGAGCACCAGGTCGAACGTCTCGCGCTGCGGGTTGTAGCGGTCCCGGGTGCGCACAATCCGGGCAAACACGTCCCCGTCGCGCAGGGCATTGCGATTGATTCGCAGGAGCTTGCCGACCCACCGGCTGAACGCCTGCTCCAGCTCCTGGTCAGCCTCCGGATCGGACGCGATATGGGAAAAGTGTGGCGCGCCCATGAACCCCGCCGTGGTGTTAATCACGGGCCGGGCAAACCCCGCACCCAGTTTGTAGCGGTCGTCCGTGTTGGTATACAAAGCTCGGGCCAGGTCGTAATCCACCCGGCTGCTGTCCAGGGTGTAGGGGGTATACTCGCCGACAATGCGCGCGCCCAACCACCGCAGCGCGGAAATTTCACCGCTCAGCAGCCGCTGCACGAGCCTCCGCTTCGGTTTTCGCCGCAGTCTTTTCTCAGCCATAGAACCTCGCCCCCCTGAACGCCTGACGCACCTGCTCGCTGGCCGTCTTTCGTTGAGCCAGCCGGTTGAGCGCCTGCGTCATGGCGTCCACCTGGTCGTCATGCGCCGCGTTCGGGAACGCCGCGCACTCCTCAATGAAGTCGTGTATCCAGGGCGCAATGCTCGGGTCCGGCAAGTACACGTTGCCGGCCTCCATGAAGGGCTGCACGGCCATGGCACGCGCCTCTTTGCTCTCTTTCGGCGTCACCGGGATAATCCCCGGGATTTCCCGCTTGAGCGCGTCGATGACCGCCTGGCCATTGGCCTTGTCCTCGATGAGCTTGCTCCTGGCTTTCGGCCACTTGGCGGTCAGCGCCCGCACGGCCTGCAAGGTCTCGGTGAAGTCCATCCGGTCGCGCACCTGGTCCAAGAGGTAAAACTCGCCGCCCACGCGCCCCCACACCTGGCCCACGACGTAGTCGCTGGTGCTCGCGCTCTTGAACGAACAATCCCAGCTTTGAATCATCTCGTCGAAGCGGGCTGGCGGCTCCTTGTAGAACTTCCACCAGCCACGCTTGAAGATGCCACCCTCCATCGGGCTGGGCCGCTGCTGGTACTGCCCCGCGAAGCCGTAGGACCTGAGCGCCAGCTTGGCGGCCTCAATCTCTTTCGGTCCCTCACGCTCGGGCCACAGAAGGTCCCCAGGCTCCCGCACCACGTGCGCCCGCTCATGGGAAAATGAATCACCTGCCGGTCTTCGGCGATAGCCGGGAGGCACAGGTGCTCCCATTCGCCGCCCTGCTCCAGCAGGTGTCCGGTCAGATCCTTTTCGTGGAGCCGCTGCATGATGACGACGATGGCCCCGGTTTTCTTGTCATCCAGTCGGCTGTAAAACGTCTGGTCAAACCACGTGTTGGCTCTCTCACGCAGCACGTCCGATGCGGCTTCTTTCGGGTTCAGCGGGTCGTCCACTACCAGCCGGTTTCCGCCCTTACCTGTCGAAGTACCGCCAACAGACGTGGCAATCATGTGTCCACGCTTGTCATTAAGAAACTCCGTCTTGAGGTTGTGGTCCTCCACCAGCTTGAAACGGTCGCCCCACCGCGATTGATACCAGTCGGATTGAATGATGGTGCGCCGGTCCACGCTGTGCTTCGTGGACAGGCTTTGCGAGTAACTGGCGAAAATCCACCGCGTTTCCGGGTGGCGAATCCACTCCCACACCGGCCACATCACCGACACCGCGATGGACTTCATGTATCGCGGCGGGATGTTGATGATGAGTCGCGTGATTTGACCGGCAGACACCGCCTCCAGGTACTCGCAGATGAGGTCGATGTGCCAATTGTGGAGGTACGGCGTCGCCGGTTCAATCACATGCCACGCCTGGCGGATGAAGTCCGCCAGCTTCCGCTCAGCCAGTTCCTGTCTCACTTCCTCCAGACTGGGAAGCCTTGCTAAGAATACGCTCAAGGCTCCTCAGCTCCTCAATGGACAGCCTCGACAGGTCGAAGTTGTGCCGGTGCTCAATCGGCCCACCGTCTTTGCCCGTGTGCTCCTGGATGGTGTCAGGCTCACCACGGGCCAGGCGCTCCAGCTTGGCCGCCTCGACGATGAATTTCAGCACCTCCAGCGGCTCCAGCTCGTCCGGGTCCATTTCCTTGAGCCGGTCCAGGGCCTTCATTTGGAGCGCCACGGCGTATCTCGCGTGCCGCTCCCGCATCTCCTTCACGGTCCGCAGATGGGCTTCGCGCGCCTTGCGGTCAACTTCGTCATCCCATGCCTGGACGCGCTCCACCCAGCGGTACCGGGACGACCAACGGCTGATGAGCGTCTCACTTTTACCTAACCTTCGCGCCACTTCGCGGAGCGAACGCTCACCGGGTGGCATGTCCCGGTACTTGCAAAATGCTTCGTATGCCTTCGCGGATTCACCGGGAAGGCGTTCCCAAATCGGCTCCATATTGCCACCACCCTTCCCACCTCCTCCTGCGTCTCCGCGTCAGGTTGGAATCAGGCTTCGGCTTTGGCGGGCGTCTCCCGCCAGATGGTCCGGGTCAGGATCACCGCCCAGACGTAGCCACCCAGCACCTTCGCAGCCCATTGCCCAAGCGTCACCCACCAGATGGGGCCGCCAAACGCGATGACCGGGAACACGATGGAGTCCACCAGGGCCGACACCGCGTTGGAGCCCACGATCCGTTTCATACGCGGGGACCGGCGCAAAGCGTGGTACACCACCGTGTCCGTAATACCGGTCGCCAAGAAGGCCACCGTGGAGGCAATGGCGACCCGCACAGCCCCCGCATTGAGCAGGTAGGTGATGACGCTACCAGCCAGAATCAGCAGGAACATGTTGCGCCACAAGTGCCGGTGCCACCGCTCATGCAGCATGTCGCGGGTCACCAGGTCCAGGGCAATCAGCACAAAAGCGTTGAACGGCGTCGAGATGGGACCAAACAGCACGACCGAGAAGTTTGCCGCCACCGCAGCGGCCAGATACAGCCCAATGCACAGAAATTCCACGCCTCGTCCTTTCATGCTTCCTCTCTCCTCATCAGCTCCTCCAGCTCGGCGGCAAGCTCCTCTTCCGCCTGGTCGGCTTCCACAACCTCCTCATCCGTTGCACCCATCTCCAGCAGGATGGCCGCCTCCTCCTGGACCATGCTCATGGCGATGGCCGCCTCCACCTGGGCCATGGAGAAGGCCGTCAGGGCTAGCCACAGCTTGTGCCCGATGGACAGGTCCGGCTCGCCCATCAGGTCCGCCAGGGCGTGCTTCTTGGCCATCCAACCGTTGTCCGTCTTGTTGGCAATCAGCACGCCGCCCAGGCCGACGGCAAGCCCAGCACTCGCGGAGTCGCAGGAGGTTGCGCCGTAGGCCGCAGCCTTTGCCACCGTGCGCGGCGTGGAGACGCCAAACAGGTGGATGTCATTCTCCGGGAAGTGCTTTTTGACCAGCGCGGTAATTTGGGCAATCAGCTCGATGTCCGCCGCCCGGTCCTTAATCGACCCGATGGCCACCACGTCTTTCGGGCCCACAAGCCCCTGCATGTCGCGGCAGCACCGGTCGTAATCCTCCAGGTCCGGACCCTGGACGACGAACACCTTGCGGATTGGGATGTCCATGGCCGCAAACTGCTCGGCGTTCCGCAGGTGAATCCGGTACGCTTCCTGCTTGGTGAGGCCCAGCGGCTCCAGGACCGCCGGAATCATCGGCACGTCCATCATGGCTACCCAGTCCGCGCCGCACTTGACGGCGTATTCCACCACGTCCTCCTGCCGGTCCAAAAACCGCCGACCTTCCTTGCGTGCGCCGGTCAGAAGCCCGGAGTCGACAAACAACAAGGAGTTCGGCGGCTTGGCGGCCTTCGGCGGCTTTCCTTCCATCGCTCCAAAGGAAATCAGGTAGTTGAGCTTGTCCAGGCAGAAAATCTGGTCACCGACGCAGGCGTGGAACACCAAAAAGCGGTCCCACGCGATTTTCACCCGTCGGCGCATAAGGGCTTCCCGGCTCGCCTTGTCGATGGCCTCCTCGTCCGGGAGGGCCGTCATCATCCGTTCCAGCTCCTCCTCCGTGAAGCCGGTCAGCTCCATGTCGATCTCGCCCGTGTCAATCTCCTGGAGGAGGTCCTTTAACAGGGTTTGGTCCGTCTCGGCCAGCTCCGCAATCCGGTTGTCGGCAATCAGGTCCGCCCATTCCTCCGCTTCGGAAGCATAGTCCTGGTAGTCGACCGGGACATCGGTCTCCCCCAGAAGCTGGGCGGCCATCAACCGACCGTGGCCACGGACCACGAAACCAGAACGGCGCGACACCGTAATCGGCGCGCGCCATCCCTGGTGCTGGATGATTTTAGCAAGGAGCTTAATTTGGCGTTCCGGGTGCTGGTTTGGGTTACGCGGGTTCGGGACCAGGGCCGCAATGTCCACCAGCTCGTCGAAAGCGCAGTAGACGGGCGTGCCCCTGGCCGTCACCGCCTTGGGCTTGGCTTCCATGTTCCTCCTCCCTCCGTTGGTTCTCCTTTCTGACCTGGGCGTGGTCGCGAGGGTCGGCCGGGGCAGGAGGAGGAAACCATGTCCGCCACGCCCTCCGGGGTTCCACCCGGCACACCTTTCTAGCCCGCTACGCCGGAACCCCGGCAGAACCGCGCGCGGGCCATCAGACCACACCCACGTCAGAGTGGAGAACCTA